AAAACTAGTTCTTACCGAAGTAGCGCTCTTTATAAAGGGACGCTACTTCTGTGAAAGTTGGAATTTTTGTGGGACATCCGTTTGAAAACAAAGCCTTAATGAGAGTATTCCTAGCAGAATTAAATTCTTCTTCTCCATGAAAATAAATTTCCATGAGAGAAGCTAGTGTATTCTCAATAGTGGCTGCAACTTTCTTGTTTCCACGGATCCAATTGGGCATCTCACGACACACCGATAAGTCTAAGGGAGGCATATAATATCCATTTTTATCTAGGACAAATTTTCTTTTTAAATAAGAAATATCATCTAGAGTTCTATGGGAAATTAATTCTCCTGTCTTAGCTTCATCAGTGTAAGTGAGCCCCATCCCGGCGAGGGAGTCGGTAATAGTGATCTGATTATACCAATCAATAATACGGCTTGAAATGTTTAGAACATTATCATCACCATACGTTTGCATTGATACATTCTCAGTAAAATCACAATATATTCCTTCTCCCTCCTTTTCCTTACAATCAAGGTACGCCATTCGCATAACAATCTGGTTAAAAATTGAATTGAAAATGACAGTACCAGGATTTCCAGAAGGTTGTGAGTGGTCCCAATTAACCAACTCTCCGTTAACAAGAACTCGTGCATTGCAGATTTCCTCAAAGAGGACTCTGCGAATGAGCGCGTTCTGTTCACCATCATCATACCAACGATTAATCATTTCAAGAATTTCCCAAAGAATATCCTGACGGAGTGATCCATCAAAATTTGAGAAATCTCCTGCGATTACTTTGTTTCCGTATTTTCGAAGGTGGAGAGCGGTATTATGCCAATCCAAGCTATACACGTTTGTGCCAACCCCAATTTCATTTTTAATCTTATTTTCCATAATCCAAGCGAAATAGCTTAGAAAATATTGTCTAAATACGATTGAAAAATGCATTGGGCAGGCTGCAAAAACACGTGTTTTTCCTTGGTCTACTTTGGCAATAGGGCGTCTTTCGTCTTTCAGGGTGGCTATCCACACTACGTTTCCTCTTTCATTTCTTAAAGCGGCTGCGATTAAATCATCACAATCAGCTTTGAGATCGTCAGAGAATTCGTAGGTATCAAAACCTAACCAATGATGTTTTCCTGGATGCGGATTGTCTAAACAATACGGGTATCCAGGAGACGTCGATCGGTTAATAGGTCCGAGTAGAGTGTCATTTCCGATTCCAGTTATGGCTTCCTCGTGGGTTAGTACAATAGGCAATCTGTTTGAATCACCTGCAGCGACTTGAAGTGTTTGTTCAACGTCACTTACAGCAATTTTCAACAGTGTATTGTCTATAGGGGGTAACACATTCAATACTTTTTGTATACCTTTTCGCATAGGATCAACAAGTTCTCCAGAAGGGAGAATTGTTGGTCGTAAATATGCAGGTTTACACAAAGGTTCTTGAAGTGCTCCACTTACTAGTGAGGGTCCTAACTTTGTTTTCGTCGGTACATTTGGCATTGCAAGTGCACCAAGGGACAAACAATTTCCAACAGTGGTCAAAGAGTTTGCGGGTAATACATCTGCATATGCGGGAGAAGCTATCTCTGCTGCAAATGGTACTTTCCCACCAACAGTCATTCTTGTATCCTGTGCTTTCGCGCAGAATTTTGCAAGATTTCTGTCAACAAACTCTCTTGTAAGGGCTAGGGACATTCCGTTTCCTCTGTTTCCAGCAACATGAATACCTACGATCTTTCCACTAATGAGAGGGTTCTTCGCGTAAAGCAAAGCACCACAATCACCGGGTTGCGTATCCAAAGAGTACATTATTCCAATGTGAGCTCTATGGTATACTTGATCTTCTGTAGGGTAATGATCTTCTTGGTCTAGAATGTAAGCACTTTTTCCATGAAAAGTGTATACACTTGGAATGTTGTTCAACACTTTGATTCCACTAAGAACCACAGATCCTTCGTTAATATGGCACAGCTGGTTTGCTGAAACCAATTTCGAAAGGATACTGGGTCTAGCGATAGTGTTGGGGATTCCAATCAAGGCAAGATCAACAAGTCTGTCGTCAACGTCAGTACACTGAATGTACGTACATTGATCTAAACAAACTTGTATTCCATGTTGTTGGTTGAGGGGTATAACTCTGAAGTTTCGGGAGTCTGTTAATTTGAGTGTGTGAATAAAGTGATTTGGTACTAATAGTACACGGCCGAGCAAAAAGTGCGCGTCCATTGAACCTTTAGCATCACATATTTCTACACGTACAGCATTTTTAACAGTTACACTTTCCCATTGTTCGAGTTGTACACGATCATGAATCTGTGCACGTAAAGCCAATTTGTTATTGACGTTCACGTATACAGGGGCTGGTACTTCTTCCTCACGACGAATTCTCGTTGTGAGTTGTTCTGCATAGTTCTTCACTGGAGCAGCACGAGTCCAAGTTTCCTTGGATTCTGCAAAATTCCGTTGTGGTGCATCTCGAGTATAAGTTTCCTTAGACTCTGCAAGCTTTGTGTAGAGGTTAGTTACATCGCGTGTTATTGCAATAGCATCTTCCTCTCTAGCTTTAGCACTCACTTTTTGGAAAGTCTCTATGTGACTATTGTGTAGTGGGTATCCAGGTGTTATGATCATATGTAATAATACATCCCTGTGATATCTTACAGATCCCATAGGAGCCTCGCTGTTGAATGAACAACAACGGCTACAATCACAAGTGGTTGTAGCAAGGTTCCGGGGAGCTGTAAGACTAAAACGACATTTCTGGAAGAACATTTCGTTTATGACAGTGGCGGTCAATCCCATAGCACTAAATGCTATGAAACCCCACCTGACGGCAGACAAAAACTCTGTAGACAATATAACACGAAACAACCAGTCAACTGGGGTTAGTACAAGACTAGCCCATGACTGGGTTGTGACGTAGGTACGAAGTCTATCGAGTCTAGAAAGGGGCAAACTTTGGCGGAATGATATCCACTTACGCATAACGTAAGCATAAATATCACTGCTTTGTTTGTCTTCTTCCTTTGTCTCTTTATCAGGTACGAGTTGATCAAGCCAAAAGAGTGTTGTAGTTTCTTCCTGTTTCTGTTCGTTTTCAACCAAATCCTCATGCTGTTCTTTAATACAAACATGAGCAAATAGGTCAAATTCTTCAGTTTTCAGGGATTCTACAGTATCTTGGCATTGATCACACGTGGGTTTTTCGGAGTGATTACAAGAAAAATATTGATAACAATAAGAAATCCATCTAGCAGGTGCTAGAGAGTATTCCTTATCATTAACCATCATTTTCTTGGCTTCTTCGGCATCATAAAACGTATCAGTTTCTTCTATCTGGGCATTAAAACGGGCTGTAAAGGTAGCTTTGTTTGTGTCTTCCTGAGTAGGTGTAACACCTAATTGGCGTAAAATACAAGAGTTTAGTGAACTAGTCTCTTGTTTTACACCGGTCTCAGTATTGTAGAAATGTTTCATGAAAGAATCAAAATCCATATTAGGAGTAATGATTGCTTTCGTCTTCATATCATACAAATCAAACACGTAAACATCCTTTATAAAGGTCAAACCTGTTTCTTTCTGCTTCGCAGCAAGTTTTTCCTTATCTAAGCATACGTACTTCTTCTTTCCATCTACTTGTTTTGAAAACAACGGGTTTATCTTAACTTCGGCACAAATATCCCAACGTCTATAAAAGGCGGAGGGTTCATGTATCGAGTTAATGGTAGGTTGTCTCAAATTTGAAGTAGCAAGAACAAATTTTGAAGTAAAGAAATGATTCTTCTTATCACGCACATCTGACATGTGCAATTGAAAAGGAGTTTCATTCTTTATTCTAATAAGTTCCATTATTTCAGGGTTGGGTGCGTTCTTAGAGTCAGCACTTTGCATCATATCGTCATACTGTACAATGGGTTGGTCTGGTAAAATACCATCCCAAAACTCATTTTCGGCACAACGGGTATGTGTAATAGTGTCTAAGGTCCAGGTCGGGTCGTCTTTGTAGTACTTCTCGTATATGGAGGCTATCAAGTAAGAAAGGAAAGTGGATTTACCACAATTCGATTCTCCTGATATCCAACAAGTCAAAGGAGCAGGTCGCATGGCCATGTTATGAATTGCACTGTTCTTAGCGGCTTTAAACACATCTGACAAAGCAGATAATTGTGTTGTTATTTGTTGCGCTAAAGAATTCTGTCGGGCACGAAGAGCGTCCATCTTGAGGTTGATTAAATCATCCTCAAGAGTGACTATCTTCTGACACAGTGTTCTATCATTTTCTAAATGTTTAGCATTGAAATGGGTAGATCTCAATGCTTCACATTTAGACAAGGCACTAGCGAGTGTTGGGTACTGTTTCTTAAGATTAACTTCAGCAAGGGAGGTCCCTTGTGATTGATAATACATATCTGAAACAGTGTCCTTCAACCATTCGAATAGTTCTCCAATCTTCGTGAAGCCTACGGCTGCACGTCCAAAATCACCAATATGTTTTACTAGTTTTGTATAATTTTGATCCTTAGAGGTTAATACAGAAACTAGTGATAATATTACTGATCCTACGATGTGAACAAGGGAATTTCCGGTAAAATAGGCAAAGTCTATTTGCGCGGAAAATCCAATAGTTTCCATCACTCGAGGAGCAAGAGAGGCAAGAGACTCATAAATGAGTCTCGCCCATCTTGCAACATCTACTTTTAGTAGACGAGCAATGGTCATCATCTGTAGGGAAACAGCGGTCTTATCAAAACTATGTAGTGATTTAAAGAGTGTCACACAAGCGAGAGCTAATAAGTACGGGTCAAAGTCGGCTGGTAAAGAAAATTTACTGATAAAACTATCAATATAATTCTTTATAGTCGTCATAAGATCCGTAGCAGAATTAGCTGCACTTGCTGTTGCATCAAGGGCACCATTAATTTTGCCTGGCAAATTGTAGATAGATTCTCCAATTTGTGCTTCAAAGTGTCTAGAAAATTCACGTTTCTTCTTTTTCAAGAGTGTTCGTTGTTTTTCTAGGGCACGATAGATAGCTGCTGTTTTGGCGCGTTCTTCTTCAAGAGCGCGTCTATCAGCAGCTATCTTGCGGCGATTGTTTCGTGCGAAAGCATTTTGGAAAGAAATGCAATCACACTTACAATATCCACGACAGCGGCAAATGGTACAAGCTACGGTACTAACAAGAACTTGTGGTTCTTGAAAGCATCGCTTATTGCAACAAAAGGGTCTCGTAATTCCAGTATCAATCTGGGCTACGAGCGAAGATTTAGTATCTTTTGCAAAGATTTCTAAGGCACGTTCATCGGAACTAGCTAAAAACTCTTTCAAGTTCATAGGTTCGTTCCATAGATTAACATATTCCTTATATCTTGCGTCGATTACTTTCATATCCTTCGTTACGGGGGTTTCTTCAACAAACAGTTCTGAGTACACTTCGATTGGTATTCTATGGCGTACTGAAGTTTGGAAAAGATTCTCTACTGTATCTTGGGTGAGAGTGGTATTTTTAATACCACGAAGATGGCGTAAAGTTCTCTTTCTAAACTTCGACAGTGGCATGCTGTTGAAGGCGGTGTCAAATTCATCGTCCGAGGTCATTGCTGCAAAAGCAGTAATAGGCTGAGTAAGAGTAAAAGTCATCATAGTATATCGAGTTCGCGTGTTGGTCAGTATCCGTTTTCCGTCAATTAAGACTTCTACGGGTAAAACTAGTACAAGCTAGGGTTCAAAGGGGCCGGGATGAGACGGCTACATCCAATTAATGAGAGGTATTTAATCAAAAGATTTTCCTTTGTCATTAACATTTCCTTTAAAGTTCCTAGTTTGGCTATGAATTTACCCGCTCAGAGTTCTACTCTGAGTGGATGTCATCACTGAAATAGGTGAAGTAGACTAACGTTGCTAAAGGGGGCCGGCCTATTATAGGGTCGAATCTATAATAGTTTACCATCCGGTATGGGAACCAATAAATAAGATCAAAAGAGCTTGGTCTCTCTAATGAAATTGGTGCTAACAAGGCAAAGGTCGGAAGAGTGCTAAATATAGTACGTCGCACTCAACTTCTTCTACAATGAAAGCGGAAGGGGGGGGGGTGAGCATCTAAAAATAGAGATAGTTACAGAAGCATTTAGGAATCGTCCATGGTGAGAGTATCCTTAAGGGTCCTGCAAGTCTCTACATATGCACGCATGCTCTGC